AGAGTGGGTAGATAATGTAGTTAGACTGTACAAAATTAAAGCTACAGAAGCAATAGACTACAAGTATGAACTTATAAGAGCAGGTCTTGTTCTTGATGTTGATTTTCAATGGGTATGGTATACACCTACTGAGGACGCAACATCAAAAGTAGAATTTATTTTTAAAAACCCTGCTCATGCTACCTTATATAAATTAAAATGGGAATAGTATGAATGTAGTTAAACACCAGCTTACCACAGGCAACGGCTACCTTATCCTTGAAAAAATAATACCAGATGAATTGATTGATAGTATCCTGGCTAAAAAAGAATTACTGTATCCAGTTCGTGCTAGTTCTAGTAACAAAAAGTATGCCGAGCGTAATGAGATTGAGAAATTACCTAATGTAAGTGTTTGGTGGAGTCAATTTGTTATGGATTGGCCTGAAGTTATACAAATAGAACAATTAATAAACCCCACAGTTAATATGCATTTGCCTAAAGCAGAATGGTATGCTAGCGACATTGTAACTATAAATGCAGGATCTACTTGGATCAATCCTCATGTTGACACTCCTCATAGATTTAAAAAATATAACTTCAACAAAAACTTTTTAGGCATACAAGCTATAGTTTCCTTATATGACTTAGATAAAAATAATGGAGCTACAGGTATAGTTCCTAAAAGTCAAATGGTAAATTACAATATAGACTTTTGTTATCAGGGAATGTACGACGGATTCTTTAAAGCGAATTCTATTCAGCCCTCTTTGCCAAAAGGTAGTGTGTTGCTATATAACTCTAGAGTATTACATTCTAGTATGCCCAATCCTTCTAAACAAAATCGCCCAGCTCTCTTGCTTAATTATCTTGACAGTAGTATCATTGAAGATGTAAGAAGTCTAGATAATATTTGGCAAAGTAATGGCTAGTATCCCTAAAAGTTTTCAAGATTATGATGACGATGATCCGTTATTAGAACAACGGAGAAAACGCTGGGATTACTGGGCAGCATTAAAACAAGTTCGGCAAGAGTATATGAGTATCTTAGATACATCAAGTGCGCAATTTGATGCCTACGAATTTGAAGATTATCTAGAAAATAATTATGGTGTAAAGATGAACATGGTCAATGGTAACATTACTGATGGTTACAAGATTATGGACGAGAAAAAATATTTACTATTTCTATTAAAGTTTCAGTAATGGCAAATGATATAATGGTTGATCTGGAGACGCTTGACACAAGCCCTTATTGTGTTATACTTACCATCGGGGCTGTGAGATTTGATCCTAAGGGTCAAGGTGTCATAGAACGGTTAGAGTTGCGTCCTACAATTGAGGATCAAACTGAAATACACAATAGAGTTATCAACGAAGATACATTGCGTTGGTGGAGTACACAAAGTCCTGAAGCAATGGAAGAAGCATTGGGAGATAGGGACCGTATTTCGTTTAAAGATTGTATGGAACAACTATACAAGTTTTGCTGGAACCGTCGTGCCGTTTGGAGTAACGGAGCGGCATTTGATGTGGTCGCATGCGAAACGGGCATGCGTCAAACACTAACTGATTACCCTAATCCTATACCCTGGCCTTTCTATACTGTTCGTGATACTAGAACATTGTATGAGATTGCCGGAGTAAAATTAAAAGATGGTGGACACAAGACTAGTCACAAAGCAGTAGAAGATGCTGAACGACAGGCAATTGTTGTACAACAGGCTTACATGAAATTAATGAAGGCAGGTTTTATGTCATGACCTACACATTTGTTTCAGCATTGATGCTACTGATACTTATATTTGATCCGTTTGGTAATTTTCCCATCTTTAGTAGTACACTAAAAAAGTATAGCGTAGAAAAAAGAAGTTGGATTATCGTGCGTGAGCATTTTATTGCTTTCGGTATTCTATTTCTTTTTATGATTGTGGGTCAGCACTTTTTAAGTGCATTGGGATTAAGTAATGCTAGTCTCCAATTAGCGGGCGCAGTTATTTTATTTCTTATTGCTATAAAAATGGTATTTCCTAATGATTCTAACGTTGAAGAAGAAATATTGGACCATGAACCATTTATAGTGCCATTGGCAATACCATTGATTGCAGGACCTAGTGCGTTAGCTACTGTGATGTTATTAGTTAGTCAGCAACCCGATGAGTTTTGGGTATGGGTGGCAGCGATGGGAGTAGGTATTACCATAAGTATGATTGCTTTATTAATAGGTGATAGAATACAACATCTATTGGGTAATAGATTTTTAATTGCTATGGAAAGATTAATGGGTCTTATATTGGTAGCAGTTAGTGTTGAAATGTTATTGCGTGGCATAAAAACAATACAATTATGAAAATTGATACTGATGTAGACATTGACTTAGCAGATAGAAGTACATTACTGCAACATATAAAACATATCCCTTCAGCTATGCTAAAGGTAAATCCTATTCGCAAGCATGCTACTGGAGTTCATATTACAGAAATACCCTACGATCCTGTAAATGATATGGCAGCTATTGACTATTCAGACGCAGAAAAGAGGGGCTATTTTAAGCTGGATTTATTGAATGTACATGTTTATAAGCATGTCCGTGATGAAAAGCATTTGATAGAACTTATGCGGGATCCTGACTGGAAAAAATTGAATGATCCGTTCTTTGTAGAAAAACTAATTCATATTGGAAATCATTATCCGTCACTAACTAAGATGCCCGAACCAGTCAATAGTATTCCTAGACTTGCTATGTTTCTAGCATTGATTCGCCCGGGAAAAAAGCATCTGATTGGACTACCCTGGGTTGAAGTAGCAAAAACAATATGGGATCGTGGTACTGACGGATATCAGTTTAAGAAAGCACACGCGGTTGGGTATGCGTGGCTAGTAGCAGTACATATGAATTTATTAGTGGAATTAGGAAATACGCTTAACTAGTGTGATACTACGCCTCTTACTACGGCGTTTATGAAGCTCATTCATACTACATGTGGGCCCATGTAAAATTACTAAACTTTTGTTATTAAAAGTTCTTAGATAGGGCTTAAAAATACTCCACTCATCCTTTAAAAATAGATTTATAGGTATAAGTCTATTGCTTTCCCACCACCAAATATCACCTAGTTCTAAGAATTTACTCTTGATTTCCTGATCAACAATGGCCCCGTAATCATATATTGTGGTGACTGTATCATCCCTGTTTTGCACTATTCCTACATAGTCTTGATTAGCGTATGAGCAAACCGTTATAAAGGGATGATTTTCGCTCAACTTCTTAAAAAAATCGTTTAAAGCCATTAATTATTATATGAATAACTATTATTTACTCACCTTACCCGAACTATTTATTTTAATTTTTTTCATGCTAAATACAGTAAAGGAAATCTTTTGTGTATTCAACATCGGTTTTTATTTACACACAACGACAGATAGTTGTGTTATTGACGGGCAATTCAGTAAGGAAATATATGCCACAGTATGCCAAACCTCTAACTCTACATAAGGGAGTTGACAATCAGCTCCAGTTTCAATTTTTAAATCAAGAACAAAAGCCAGTTGACATTACTGGAAAAAGCATAGTTTTTAGAGCTATCAGTTATAATGGTAGCGAAGTTCTATTGCGAAAAGCATTGACATTACAGTTACCATTAACAGGTATCGCATCATTATATTTGAATGCAGCAGACATTGAAAATATTGATGCACAAAGAGCACATTATTCATTAGAAATTCCAATCGGCGAATTTGATTTCCCGGTTTTCGTAGATCAGAATGCGGGCGCCCGTGGCGATTTGTATATTGTTAATTCCGTATTACCTGCATTTATTCCTAGCGAAACTATTACAATTCCTACAGGACAACCGTTTCCTAATTTAAATCCTGATGTGAATCCCAATAATCCATTACCTAACGCTAACATTTACTATAGTAGTGTTATCAACACAGAAGACAATCCCGTACTAACCATACAAACTCATTTGACAGAGTTTAACGGTACGGTCGGTATTGAAGGATCTACTATTGTTGACGGTGATTGGTATCCAATTACTATTAGTGAAGATTATGCCAACGTAACTGACACATTTGGATGGTCTATTCGTGGATATCACCCATATGTAAGAATGGTATTCACCAGCAATGCTGGCATCGCAACAAACATATTGGCTAGATAATAGTTGATCTTCTATAGAAATCATGTTATACTTACATGATGTTTGATATCCTGTCTGTTATTCCGGGTAAGAAAAAACTCACACAAAGTGGTTGGCATAGTTTCAACGCCGTGTGTTGCCATAATCGTGGTCACAAACCCGATAAACGCAGTCGCGGCGGAATCAGAATGGACGGTGATAATTGGAGTATGCATTGTTTCAACTGTGGGTTCAAGTGTGGATTCATGTTGGGAAAAAGCATAACCAAAAATACAAAACAATTATTGATGTGGTCTGGTATAGACGAACAGCAAATACAACGCTGGAGTCTTGAAAGTTTACAGCACAAAGATTTGTTGTCTTATGTGCAAGTTAAAAAGAATAAAAAGAAAATCAAATTCAAGGAACATACTCTTCCTGAAGGTGAATTGCTTGATGTAAATAATCCATTACACAAAGTATATGTGGATTATGTGCAAGCTCGGGGTATAAATGTTAATGACTACCCATTCATGATTACTCCAAACGAAAGTGGTCGTCAAGGCAACAGAATAATCATTCCATATACCTATCAAAATAAAATAGTAGGTCACACTAGTCGTTTCTTAGACAACAAGACACCTAAATACATCAATGAGCAACAGCAAGGATATGTGTTTGGTATTGATTTTCAAAAACCTGAATATGAAGTTTGTATATTGGTAGAAGGTATTTTTGACGCATTAAGTATCAATGGTTGTGCGTTAACTCATAACACAATTAATGATGACCAAGTTGAGTTATTGAGCCAACTCAATAGAAAAATTATCTTTGTACCAGATCGTGATAAGACAGGGCTTAGTACTTGTGATAAAGCATTAGAATTAGGATATAGTGTTAGTATACCAAATTGGGACAATGATGTAAAAGATGTAAACGATGCAGTAGTAAAATATGGTAAACTCCCTACATTACTAAGTATCTTACAGAGTGCAACTACAAGTAAAGTCAAAATAGAAATACAGAGGAGAAAACTTGAGCACAGAATATAATAGTGATATGCAGTTGTTGTTTTTGCGTATGATGGTTACAAACGCAGAACTGTATACACGGGTCATGAATATCATGAACCCAAGTAATTTTGACCGCAAATTAAAACCTGTAGCAGAATTTTTAGTAGAGCATAGCAAAAAATATAACATTATGCCCGACCCTGCGCAGGTAAAGGCATCAACAGGAGTTGAAGTTGAAAACATTTCAGAACTTGATGATGGGCACTATCAGTGGTTTCTAGATGAATTTGAACAATTCACTAAACGACAAGAACTTGAAAGAGCGATTCTTAAATCAGCAGACTTACTTGAAAAGGGTGAGTATGGTCCTGTAGAAAAACTAATCAAAGACGCAGTGCAGATTAGTCTACAGAAAGATATGGGGACAGATTACTTTGCTGATCCCAGAGCACGATTGATGGCATTGAAATCTAACAATGGACAGAATAGCACAGGCTGGCCTAGCATGGATCAGAAACTATATGGTGGTTTCAATCGCGGTGAGCTACAAATCTTTGCAGGTGGTTCAGGTTCAGGTAAGAGTTTGTTCATGCAGAATTTAGCAGTTAACTGGGCACAAGCAGGATTAAACGGTGTGTATGTAACACTAGAACTTAGTGAGGGCTTGTGTAGTATGCGTATTGATAGTATGATGACAGATACAAGCAGCCGTGAAATCTTCAAAGACATTGATAATGTTGAAATGAAGGTCAAGATGTTACAAAAGAAAGCAGGTGGTTTACGAATCAAATATATGCCTGCTCAAAGTACAGTAAATGATTTAAGAGCATATTGTAAAGAACTTCAAATTCAAACAGGTTTGAGACTTGACTTTTTGTGTGTAGACTATTTGGACTTGCTCATGCCTGTCAGCGCAAAGGTCAGCCCTTCAGACTTGTTTGTGAAAGACAAATATGTATCGGAAGAGTTGCGTAATTTGGCTAAAGAATT